TTTAGACGCTGTGGCGCTTAACCTTAAAAAGGGAACGTATATTGTCGAAGTTTTATTTAAACAAGGGTTATCGCCTTCCGTACACAAAAAATATTTTATTACATTTAACGGTGTCACTCTGAACCCCTGACATAAAGGGGAACAACTTCAGAGTCCTGATTTAGCTGAGATCTTTTACGAATAGTTGTGTGCGGCTCACTCTGATAAAAAGACCTTAAAAGCTGCATAGCGGAAACTGCGTCCATCGTTGCGCATCCGTTGTTTACAGAACGTTTCTTTGTCAGCCTCATAAGTTCTAATTCCAAATCGGTCGGATTCACGCCCAGCTCGGAGAAATTGAAATCCACGGTTTGAGTGTCAATGTCGTAGGTAAAGAACTTGGCCGTTTGGTCCAAAGGAATACGTTGCAGAGCTTTTTCCAGCGCCATATACGGAAGTTCTGATTCTGGCCAAGGTAAGTTCAACGCTTCCCTCATTATCTTAGTCCCTTCCATAATAAGAGACATCTGCCAAGACACACTAGGGATGTGCTGAATTGATTTACCTTCTGTAGCCACCAACCATTCAATCAGCTTTTGCAAAAACCAAGCAGCATGCCCGGACAAATCTCCGGCTTGGCAATCTTCGATATGCATACCAAATTCCGATAGACAAATTGCCGGGTTGCCAACAGACCGTAACTCACCCACCAATTCACTTGTCCCGTAAACAGGATACCCACGGAATGATACGAGTTGGGCTTTCATTCGGTCACAAGTTCTTCCAAGCTCCAAAGGATCGGACTGCCCAAAACCTTTAAACATGGCTTCCAATACAGCGCGCGCCGCAGGTGAGTTTTTTACCGCTACGGGAATTGTGTCCATCCCCACGTAAGCCCTAGAAATAAGCGCAGCTGTTATAGAGAACAAGTTACAAACGGAAGCTGGGTAATATGGTTTGGTGGTGGCCGGAATAGCCATAGGTTCCACTTTGGGAGCCTGATACATTTTTAAAAGCTCGGAAGACGGCGATAGGTGGAAATCCTTGTCAGCTATCGAACCCTTCACATACCGCCAGTGACGGGAAGTATAGGTCGATTTTCGAACATCCCACCCCAAGTTGTAAATACCGTGGTAATTGGGTAGCCCAGTAATAGTGTGGGCAAAATATTCTCGTAGTTGTCTAAAATGAGAAGGCGAGAATATGGCGGGGAATTTTTCTTCCGCTGCGTTTTTTAAATACGGCATACACGCAAAACGAACTTTATTTTCTAGATGTCTTGGTAACTCCAGATCGGTTTGACTTAAGTTCGTTTCCACCTCCATATCGTTAAATTTTATAATAACATTATGAAGAACCTCGCTGGTGTCCTCAAACATCAAATTGGCTTTAAAATCCAAAGTGAAATTGCAAATAAGAGTCAGCTGTTCGTGCTTACCTATAGAATACCCATGCGGTTCCGCATAAATGAATTGGCCTTTTCTTCCTTCAAAAACAGGATACTTCCCAATGACCTGTTTTAACCAATGGGCTAGTCTAGGCGACCTCATTGTGGCTACATCATTTAACAACCTAGCCTGTTGAGTTTGAGTTAAGTTTGCCGCCTTTAAATAGTCCGGGCTAAGGCTCTGTCCGGCTTCTAAAACGTGGTCCAATACTTTTCCGTAAACATATTCAGGCCACGGTTTGAGCTCATAGCTAGTCCCGATGTTCAAAACATTAATAAAATCAGTCGCAGGGCATTCAAGCTTTTCATGGAGGTCATACCCTAAATGAAATGAATCATTTGGGTCATGGGCGTAAATTATTTTATGGCTCCTCCCTAAGTCGGGAGCATCGGTAAGCGGGGCATCCCCCATCGTGTAAACCGGAATAGCCAACGCCCGAATATGGTTGTCGATGAACTTTGAGTTTAACCCTGCCGCTTGAAACGGAGATCGAACAAGCACAAGTTTATCCCAAGACCCGGAGGCGGCCTGCCACAGCCCAGCAAAGGAAAGCCTTTGTTCTCCTAAAGTTATTTTAAAAGTCTTTAATAAGCTGGACCCATAGTAAAGCAAAACGGCGTTTACTTTAATATGACTACCAAAAAAAGGGACAGCCACCGCCCCTTCGTCATCTTTAAGGGTCGGAAAATCGACATTGGGGAAAAGCTTGGAAAACTTTTCCATGTTGGCTTTATTAAATAAAATAAAGTCGCGGTTAATAACGTCCTCTCGAAAACCCATTTTCCGCAATGCCGTAATAGCCGCCAAATGTCCAACAGCCTTATCTCGAGTTTGCGCAGCTTGGCGCTTATAAAGGAACTCGATACACTTTCTGTCTTGAATGGAAGCTTCAACGACATCATTTGCGACCGTATCCCAAGGCATGTTGCCGGTAATGGCGGCAACCCTTTCTGGTTTTCTAAGCTTGAGGAGCTGGAGGGCTTTAAAGTAACCATTTTGGTGAAGGGCTAAAAAGTCGAGAAGATTTCCTGCTTTTACCTTGCAGCTTGGGGATAAGCAGACAAAATTATCTGACCCTAAAAACACAGGAGAATCACAACAATCCTGACAAAGGCATCTATTTAAGAATAGGTCCCCGCCTTTTTTATGCGTCGGTAAATCGAGTATTTGGGCCGCCTCTTGAACCGACATAAGACCCAAAAACTGGTTTTGCATTGCAGAAAAGCTCACAACTATATCTTGCGCATAGACTTGACGAAATCAAGCATTCAACGAATATCTTAAGTATGGACTTTGTTAAAGATCAAAACCCTAAACCATTATATAAATTCTTTGACAGCATGCCGGAATACGTTAAGTCGGCTAGTCTGGTCACTGAAGAAGAAACAGAAAAGTTAGCGTCTGCGGCTTTTGCAGACCCTATCCGTAGAGAGTTTCCATGTCACACTAAAGTGGCTACTTGGAACAGCGCAGCTTACTACGCAGGTTCCGGTATGAATAATGAGTCCATACGTAATCGTATCGTCAAAGCTGCGGAGACTCACGGCATAAAAGAAGATGTGGAAGCTGTTCTTGCAAAAACATTTACAAAGTATGCTTCCGATAAAACCGATAGTTCTGTGTCTGAATTTGCTTTGATTGTCGATTTCGGAGACGGCGACGTTAAAGGATTCTACAAGTGCGGGTCGGCTGAGGATATTGTCGAAGCTTGCTTGCAATTAACTGCCGATATTAAAGATCAGCGTATTCCTGCGGAGTATATGAGGGATGCGGCTACCAATATCGTCAAAGCGGCCAAACAATTTGATTGCTTAGAAGACCTGCCCCAGCAAATCAAAAACTTAGGAACTCCTAAGCTATTAGACTTCGATCACGCTGCCAGCGTGTTGCGTCTTCGTAAAAATGCCGGGGTCGATGAGGAGGGAGTTGAACTTTATCAGGAGATTGTAAAAGCCGCATCGGAAGATCCCGACAATGTAGAAAACTACATTGCCTTATGTAACGATTTGGACCGTATGCACTCGGTTCGTTACAGCAGCATGCAGCCTACTCCAGCCGAAGCTTTTTATTCCGGGCCACTAGTCGATGACCTTATCAAGATGGCTAACGAAAACGTTATTGTGGGTTCGGTGATGGTTCCGGTTTCTGCGTTTGAGTCCTTACCCGATGAAGAGCTTAAAAAACACTTTAATAAAGAAGCGGCTGAAATATTGATTGGTATAAAAGATCTGGCGACTAAATCAGCGGCTTACGCCTCCGAGATGTTCGAAAAACTTAATATGTCCTCAGCCGGAGAGCGCAAGCTTTTAGGGCTTCTTATTAAGCACAGCGCATAATTCATGCGACCCCTACCATTCAGTGTTGAAGAAGCGGCAGCCCTGCTTGGCGATTCAGATACTTTCGCCACAGTTTTGCACATCATTATTTTATCCGCTTATGGGGAAGAAGTTTACGGCGATCCGGAAAACGATATCCCTCCCATGGACATATTGGAAATCATCGCCAGACTTGAAGAAGATTTTCGAACTTCTATTCCTGTGGAAAACGAAAATCGAATTAACGCAATCCGATTGGCGGTAAGCACGGACGCTTTTTATGAAGAACCTGAAGCAATGGTGGCTATAGCTTCTTCGCTTTATAATGGGGACCTAGATGACATTGTGAATGGCTTTTTGGAAGACGTTACGATTCCTGAAATTTTATGGGCCACATACGAAGTCGAACTTAATAGGGAAGAACCTTCGGAATTTTCTCCAGCCTGTTTAAGATTCATTGAAAAGCAAATCGAAGAAGAACGGGAAGAACATATAGATGAATCGGTAGATACTCTACCGGAAATTCTCCCATACCACGCTAAGTTTGTGAACGCTCAGAAGGCCCTGCTGGAAACCCAGCTGGCTAAGCTTGGTATATCCCTGCCAAGCTCCTCTGCAACAGCCTAGTTATTTGTGTTATATATATTTGCACGGTCCGTTGTTGGCTGTGCAAAGAATAGGACCATTATTCCTATTCTTTTGTAACCGAAGAAACTCGGTTACAAAATCGTCCGGGCTGTGCGCCCAGCGATTAATAACAGTTACCTGATTATTTATTTTTAAATATCAGGTGTTAGGAAATATTAAGGTTAATTATGAGAAACAAGAAGAATGATCTGTTAAGTATCGCAGGTATTGATAAAGGCAAAAAGAGTGGGCTGGTCGCCGTTGGATTGAAGCCGACTAAGAAAATAACATTCGAACAAGAATACAAGAATCTTGAGAAAGCTATTAAGCGCAAAGGTAATAATGGCTTTGGTGAATGGCAAACTGCCAGTTAACCAGAAATAGCCGGACCAGTAAACAATGCGCCAAGCCCGGCATGGGCTTGTCCTGATAGTAAGGCATTAAGAGAATCTTGAAGTCCTTTGTCTTCGACTAGTGGTTCGTTGCACAGAAGTCGACCTATGACGAAAGCAAAGTTGACAGCATGTAATGTATCATCAGCCTTAGCCCCGTGCCTGCGGTAACGGAACCCCGTATTTCCTGCGGCCGTTTCCGTGGGCACGCGGTAAAGGTTCATAAAGTCTTCTAGGTAAGAGCTAGCTTCGGCCCAAGAGTAACACCGAATTCTTGGGCCGTCGCTATGCTTTATGGCTTCGTAAAGTGAGGTGATGGACTCTGTTCTATTAAGAGAATACATATTATAGATTTGATGTTCTTTATCGACCAAACTAATTGGAGCCGAAGTCGGTCCTGTGTAGTAAAAAATAATATGCCTATCGGCATTAATTTTGGGGCTTTCACGAAGCAACATGTTGTAAGCTGCGCCAACACCAAAGTCAGTGCCGATTGGACCACCCCCAAAGTGTTCATGATCGTTGGCAATCGCCCCCGCAATTTCCCGGTAACTCATACCAGAATACCGGGCCATATGAAGTATATCGAATTTGTTGTCGTGTCTTAAACCTAAGATAGCGTGAACCGTATAAGAAACTTTGGACTTTTGATCAGGTAAGAAATCAGAACCGCCCCAGTCACATCCGCTTATGACATAACGGTAAAAACCTTGTCTGGCTTTTTTACGTAAAGCTTCTTTGGATTCTTCCAAACAACACATTCTTTTAAGTTGTTCAAGAGTAAGTTCTCTGGCCCCCTCTTCAGTGGGGATGCCCATGATTTCCTGTAAAAACTTTTTACGGTCTGCAGAAACAAAGGACCGATAGATCTTTGCCCATTTAACTTGATTCTGCACGTTATCGGGGACAATGATCTGAGGGATGTGTAATCCTCGCCTGCCTGCCTTATACATGTTTTGATCGGCATGGACAAAATCCCCATCAGTAACATCGAGCAGGCGTCCTGTGTAGGGACAAGTCGGACCTTCAGGTTTAAAAACTCTTAAAACATCATCAGGGTCTCCGCAGTTAATCCAATGTTTACCGTCTCTGGCGCGCATCATCCAGACACCGCCTGAGCTTTGAACGTATCTGCTTTCTAAAGGAGTATCCACCGTTACAGAAGTTCCGCTGTAAATTGTTATTGGAAGTTCTGATTGGGATTGGGTCTGCTCCACCTCAAGCTCTAATTCCGGATCAAAAAGTTGGTATTCGTCATAAAGAAGCTCGTCTGTTGATTTACCACGAGCATCTTTGGCGGAACTTAAGATCCGGAGAAGTTCGACTTTGGAACCGTTGCTGTATTCTTTTAGGTTCAAGTTCTGACGGCAGTTAGGCGAAGTTTCCGGAAACCTAAAAGCACGCTCCATTTCTCTAAACCTACTGGCGTATGTTTTAACATGCTCCGTAAATGGGGCTATGTAGAGACTTCTAAAATTAGGCAGGATATGACTATTAATAAGCTGCCTAGCGATAAGCCCAGTAGAGTTATGGGAAAGAATGCCGCTGGTATAATGCAGATGCTCTAGAGTATCCACTTCAAAGTCGAACATGGGCACCCAAGTAGTTTCTTGAGTTGGTTGTTCGACATGCGTAACAAATAAAGGTCCGTCAACTGTTTGGACCATATCTCCAACTTCAACATCTTGCACCCAAACTTGAGCACCATCTGCCCGCACTACAATATGCTTCCCGGCCGCTTTTAACGTGTGCTTAGAAGTAACTAGCAACCACGGGGCCATGTTATGAGTTTTAAAAGCTCGCTTCAATGAACTAAACCCTGTAGGTGTTCTAACTTTGATACGGTCCCTTTCAACGTAAACGGATTTATCAATATGCCAGTCGGAAGCTGGTATTTCCCCAGGTTTCAATTCGGGCTCTTCGGTCTGCATACTTAAGCAGAGGGCAAATAGCTGCTCTGCCGTCATTATTTTAACTGGGCCTTCGTCAACTATAACTTCATGTAAAGTGTTACAGTCGAAACACTTACCTATTTGGCGGCTGGCTCTGATGACTAAATAACCTCCCACAATAAAGTCCAGCATGGAAAACACAAAAGGACGAGAGCGCAACGAAAGCGGCTGCGTTTTTGGGTAGGCAGGGAAAAAATAAGGAACAAGCAATCCGGGGTTAAAGTTGCTAAGCTTATAAAGTTCTATTAAGTCTTTGTTCCTCTGTGTCGAGGCTAAAGCATCCTTGTCGGCTTTATCCGAAGACTTTCGAATACGCTCCGAAAGAATGTGCAACCGATTTCTAAAATCAGTATCGTGCCTTAATCTGTAGTAAAGATCGTTACGCATCTTTAAAGAAACAACCTTGCCATAAGGCAATCATATTGTCATCATTCTTTTGTGGTTAACAAGTCACCTATGAATCTACAGCGAGGGATAATTCCTAATAGGTTCCCTCGTGTCCGTTTCAGGAATATAAAATGGTTGCCTGATATTAATGATATCGCAGTCAACCTCCAAACTCCAGGGGACACAGAAAACATTGGAGCCCCTCCAACCCCAACCCCACCAGAACCAGAACCACCAAGCGATCTCCAAACTAGGTATGGCTAATCCCAATATTCAAAAGTTAGCCGAAGCCATCGTTTCTAAAATTCGTTCAAATCAAGACGATGATTTGTCGGACGAAGAGCTTAGGCAACTTGCGCAGTCTATTTTAAATTTACAAAAGAACCCGGCGTCTGCCCCTTGGTCCGCCGAGGAAGAAATTAACTACGTCCGTAGGCGCATGGGCGAAAATGATGTTGTCATTGTTTACGACGTGCGTGTTATATCAGGTAAAGAATCTTCCGAAGTGGCTAAGAACAACGGGAGCATCATGTTGAAAAACTTGATGCTGCCGAACATGATCGTAAATTCTGTTTCCTCTTTTAAAGAGCAATGTAATAGCGGAATAATTCAACCGCTACACTCTGAGTTTCAGGCTTATTTAGAAACTAAACTGGAACGTAAGTCTTTGCCTCCGGAAAGAGGGCTTCTGCTGACAGAAAAAACACCCAGTGAAGAAAAACCAGATTTTATTCCCGGGGACTTGGAATAAACCGTTATCTGGTATTGGCTAATAAACATTCATGTACCCTAAATAATTTAGGGTATTAACTATTATTTTAAATGAGCGAAACTACAAAAGAAATTCCATCGCTGGCTGAAGAAATAGCTGGCTTCATGGAATTAAGCAAAAAAGGTTATAGTTTTGTTTTGGCCACGGATGGCTCCGGTTGGCAGGATGGTTTTGGAGGCGGCTGTTCTATAGTTCTAGATATTAATAAAGGTAACATGTACTATAGGTTTTTTGGAGCTTATGGAACAAGCGTGGAAAGATCAGAATTTGAAGCTCTGCTTTATGGACTGGAGTCCATAATGACAGAAAACGGTTGGTATAACGGATGCAGTCTTAATAATCTTTCAATATTAAGACCAAAAATACTTTGGATTACAGATAGAGAATCTTTAGCTTTAAGCGTTAAAATCAATCCGTCAACAGGCCAATCTTATTATAAAAGAAAAGCGTCTCCTGATCTGTGGGCTAGATTTGAATGGTTTGAAGAACGTTTCGAAATTGATGCGCAGCACATTAAGCGCATGACATCCCCCATGCAAAACTTGGCCGATAGACTGGCTTCCGAAATGAGAACCTTAACAAAAAATTATGGCGAAACTCTCATTGCGGATAATGTTATTTAAAAAATAATGAAAATAAAAATATTGCATTCAGCGGATAACCACCTGATGGACCGCCATCTAACAAGAATTGATCGCGCCGATGATTTCCGAGCAGGTATGCGGCAGTTTGTAGATAAGGCTATTGAGCTGAAAGTTAACGCCGGAATATTAGCAGGCGATGTGTTTAATAACCGTCGCCCTAGCCCCGCCAACGTGCAGTTCATGGCGCAAATGCATGAACGACTAAAACAAGCCAACATCCCTGTTTATTGTGTGCGTGGTAATCACGACTACACGGATCCAAATTGGGTAACGGCATTGTTTGCAGAAAGCGATGTTCACGCAGGCTTTTTAGGTAGCGATTATCGTCGGTATGAAATCCCATGCGGAGAGGGTCAAATATCGATTCTTTGTTTGCCCTACATGCCGAAAGATGAACTGCTGGCTTATTTTAAAAATAACCCCCAAAAAGCCGATGTGGTTGTTTGGCATGGAGCTATTAAAGAAATGACTGGGTTTCCTATGGATTCGGCTGTATCCTTGGACGAACTCCCTGTCAGTCGGTTTCGATATTGGGCTTTGGGCGACATTCACATGCGAACTGTTGTCGAACGAGACGGATCAGTTCTTTGCTACCCAGGTCCGACGGAGATGTGTTCCAAAGATCAAGACTTAGAAAAATCGGTTACGCTTGTCAGCATAGGTCTAACCGGGCCAGTTGGGGTCGAGCATATTCCTATTAAAACCAGAGCCATGCGTTGCTACCGTTTCAACACGGAAGAAGATGTGGAAAATGCGTTGGTGGAACTGGCGGAAATTAAAAAGACCTCCCCAAACGTTATGGTGTTTGTCAGGTATAACCGTGGTATATCACGAGTGTTTGCCAGATTGTCTGCCCTACTTGACCCGGATAAAGCAATCATTCGAGCGGAACCGTTTAACCCATTGGCGGCGGATGCCAATGAAGTTAAAAAATTCGACGCAGAGCATTGCCTTAAACCGGAAGATTTCTTGGGCGAATTTATCACACCGGGCACCGAGCTATACACTTTAGCTAAAGCTCTTGTTAATCCAGAAGCCGACGCAAAAGATTTGGTGTCCGACTACGTGTTCAAAGCCATTCAACACTATGAGAATAACGTCAATAAAAATTAAAGAATTTGGCCGTCACGCTTTACTCGATTTAAATATTAATGCTGGTGTGGTTGGTTTAGTAGGCGTTAACGGTTGCGGTAAGTCCACTTTCTTAAAAGCCATCGAGTTTGCGTTTACTGGCCTACTGGAAGACGCTGCGGAAACGTATGTAAGAAACGTAGGGACTCCAGAAGCAGCCGCTAATGCCTCTATTGAGCTGTCGTTTATTAAACATGGCGTGGAAGGAAAAATATTTCGCCAGATCGGTAAGACGACGAAAAGGTTGCTGACATGGAACGGTACTGAATACAAGTCGGCCGCAGATGTGGAAGCGTGCCTTCGAGAAATCATCGGGGCGGATAAGCAGGCTTTGTCCAACGCTGTGTTTATTAACCAGGGAGAACTCGACCGCCTGCTGTTCGGAAGTCAAGTAGAGCGCGAGCAACTTTTTGTTAAGTTGTTGCTGTTATCACATTTAGAAAAGATATCGGAAACGGTTATTAAAGATCAGATCAAAAGTCTATTAGGAGGGACGACTAACTTTGATGCTGTTCTGGAAGAAATTGCGGCTCAGGAGTCCGAAGCTGCAGCTATAGCCATGTCTTTAAAGGAGACTCTTAAAACGTCTCCAGACCATTCTAAATCGCTCCAAGAGGCTTCTGAACTCTTGGAGAGTGTAAAGACTCTAGAGCACCTAAACAACCAGCTGGCTGACGCTTTACGCAACAAACGTGAAGCTGAAACCAAACGACAATCCTCTTTGGGGGCGGCTGGATTTAAGGGACTCGACGCTATCGAAAAGGAAATCGAAAATCAATCCGCTCTGGTTGCCTCGCTCGAGCAGAAAATGCAGAGTGCCGTCGGCAGAGCTGAACTAGAGGAACGTGCTCGTATAGCGAAAGAAAGTCTTGCTTCCCATCAAGCCCAACTAGAGGCTGAACGCCTGGCGCGTCAAAAAGCATTGCAAAACCAGCTGCCGGAAGAAACTCGTAAAAGCTTATTAGAATTATTAGAGAAACATAGTCTCTATACCCGCCTTAATTCAGAAAGTGAACAGCTGGCTGCTCAGTTGCAACCTCTTGCTATTCAAGAAGATGAGTTAAGGAAACAAGTTTTGGAAGAGCAATCAGAAGAAGCTCAAAAAGCTTTAGCCGACAAAAAGGAGCGTCTCAAGAAACAAGATGCTGATATTGCTAATCTTGAGCTAAAAATTGCGGTTTTAAAACCGACGCTAAAAAGCGCACCTTTTGGAGTAGGTTATACCGAATGCCCCATTTGCAGCAGTTCGTTAAAACCGGGGTTTTTGACCGAAGAAAAATTGACGAAACTTAAGTCTGATTTGGAGACTCAAATCGAAGCCCGAAATAAGTTGCGTCAAGAAATCGAAGAAATCGATACTCGGTTTAGAACCATATCGGGCCACCTGGCAGTCACCGGAGCGCAGGTTAAACAAATCAATAATCGCCTTTCGGAAGTCGTTAGCCAGATGGACGAAATCGAAGCAGTTGTAAATAATTTTGACAGTAACGCAGCCAGAGAAAAGCTATCAGCTCATGAAAAGGCAGTAATTGAATTGTCGATTCATACCGAACAAAGATTGGCTGACCTGCAATCGCAAATCGAAGCCACAGCAGCGCAACTGGCAAGTTTGGAAAAAGAGCTGGCGGAAACCCCCGCAATGAATAAGTCTGCGCAAGAAGAACTGAAGCAGAAAATAGCAAGCGCCAAAGGACAACTTGAAAAAGCTTCTCAACTTAGAAAAGTTGTCATGGCGTTTGAAGCGACTATTGAAGCTTCCGAAAAATCAATTGCGCAGCTTACCGAAAGCATTGCCGTTGTCGCCAAAGCTAAGGACCAACAAAGGGACGCTTTGTTTAAGTCTATTAGCAAACCTGAAAACTACCAAGACAACTCGGAATGCGTTCAAACCATTGTGGATAACCTCAATGCGATGCAACAGCAACGTGCTGTTTTGGAAGGTCAAGTAAAGCAAGCCACCGACGCACTGACTGCGATTATTGAACGCAAAAAAGATGTTGAAGCACGGGTGGCTAAAGAACAGTTTAAAAAGGATTTGGCCAAACAATTAGATCTGTTGTCTAATACATTCAGCCGCAAGGGTTTACCTCTAAAGTATGTCAATTACAGATTTGCGCAACTGGCGGAATTAACGGCCGCCAATCTATCTACGCTAGGGGCTAACTTTACCGTTATTCCCGACGATGAGAAATCAGTGTCGTTTAAGTTTAAAAGATTGGATTCCGCCGAAGAATTCTACATGGGACAAGAAAAGCTAAGCGGAGGTCAACGAGTTCGGCTGACCGTAGCTTTCCTTTTAGCCGTGCAGCAACTCATCATTCCGGATGTTGGTTTATTAATATTGGACGAACCCTCGGTTCATCTAGATCAAGAAGGCACCGAGAGTCTTGCAGAAATGCTTGCTTCTATGGGAGAACAGCTTCATGATAGCGAAGCTCAGGTTATCGTGTGTGACCATAACACGGCCCTTGAACCTGCATTTCAAAAACTGGTTAAATTAGGAAATTAAATATTTATGCTATTGGACTTGCGCATCAAGGTTGAACAGCCATTTCTAGGGAACAAACGAACTAGGGAACAAGTTCGCAGATTCCAAAAAGAAGAGTTACCGGATTCCCACTTAATAATCATTGACAGTGTTCAATGGTATTGGGCTTTACAAGAAGCCGCAAAATGCCTGTCGCTTGATGTCAATGTTCATTGCATACGTTTCAAAAAAGGGTTCCGAGCGCCGACCCTCGTTTTATACACCCGCCGCTGGCATCACCAGAATTCGGAGCGGCGGCAGGAGGAACAATTCGAGTCCATCCGAGAGGGTGCTGAATTGTCCATCGAATTGATTCTTTTAAGCACTCCAGAACCCGGTCAAAACACGGGGAAGGTGCCGACTGTGGAAGAAGTTGAAAAACTTTTTCAGTTTGTGGGAGAGTCGCTAGGTCTTAGCCCTTGGGGCTCAAAGTTCGGTTACGGTAGATTTCGTGTCTTACACCTCAAAAAAATTTAAATTATTAAACCTATGGGTTTACCCGCTGAAGTGGAGATCCTATTGGATGACTCTGCCATCCTAGTTGTCCCGTCATTTCCTGAATTAGAAAAAGTTCTTAAGTATCAGGTCAAAAAAATCGAAAACAAAGAAATCAAAAGATCCACGGAATATCTTTATAACGAAATCAAAGACTATTCCGGATTAAGGGCGATTCAGTTGCATCAAGGCTCTTTGCAACGAGTTATTAATCGCTGTCGAGAGCTTCGTGTCGTTACGCATGTTCATGACCAAAGGTTGGAGTTTCCCAAACCCCAACTGGATAAAATGTTTGGCTTTCGGTTCAACCAAAAAGCCTTGCTTAGTAAATTCCTTCTCATGAACAGAAGCGGCTTGCTAGCCGCTCCAACTCGTTACGGTAAAACAACTTGCATAATAAATACGTTGCGGGCATATCCGGGAATTACGACTGTGGTAACTGCCCCAGGTCGAGATTTGGTTAAACAGCTCTATGCGGATATCAAACAAAGTTTTCCGCATCGAGAGGTTAAGATGATAGGGGCTGGGTCCACCGCAAGGTATCCGTCTGAAGACATCACCGTGTGTAGCATGGATAGTTTAGAAAAATGCGACCACGGCAGAACCCGCCTCGTATTGGTGGACGAGCCTCATGCTTTAGTTACAGATTCTAGAATACCTGAGTTCGTAAAATTTAAATACGCTCGGAAACTTGGTTTCGGAGCCACACTTAGTGGACGGTTTGACGGTAGGGATCTTCTCATCGAAGCTCTCATTGGTCCTGTTCTTGCGGAACGCACTTATAGAGAAGCAGTTGCAGAAGGTGCTATCTGTCCATTGAAGGTTTTCTTTTTGAACATTGATGTCCAAGTCAACTCGATGGACAACCGAAATACGATTTACGGGCAGAATCTATTTCGATCTTACGAAATGGGTAAAATCATTCGCTACATCAGCATGGAAATTCTGCCTCCGGATTGGCAAACCCTTATTTTCATAAAGAATGAGGTGCAAGCCAACATTCTCCAAAAGTTGATGGGTGAAGACCATGTCATCGCCATGGCCAAAAAGTTGACCAACAAAGAACGCGAAGAGCTGATGCGCAAGATGAAAGACTGCACGATCACTCGCTGTTTGGCGTCCGACATTTATGCGCAGGGTGTTACTTTTCCAGATGTCAAAGCTATCATAAATGCCGCTGCTGGAGGGGGTTACACAAGCGCAATACAAAAGCCGGGGAGGCTGGCGGAAATTCGGCCCAATAAAAAATGCGGAGTGGTCATTGACTTCATGTTCAGAAGTTTTCAAGATACCGAAGACGCAGACATTGAAGGCAGGGGCAGCTTCAACTGCATGCAATATGATTCACAGAAAAGGTTGGCTGCCTACCAAGAAAAAGGATACGAAATATTCTTTGCGGATTCGTTGTCTGAACTGGATCGATTGATCCGAAAGGAGGCGTTTTGAGCGAGACCCAAGATATTAGCCCGGACCCCACATTGGTGGCTCGGGAGATAAGAGCCTGTTACATTGCTAAGCGTACTGACGAGCTTAAAAAACCATATCGGCCAAGCGCGCGTCACGATAAAAAAGAATATTGGCTGAAAGCGGCCGAGCTATGCATACGCTTGAAAGCCAATCCTAAAGATTTTATCGATGCCGTCCTTGAAGCCCCCAACGGAAGTAAACCTGTGTTTGCTAATATGCTTTTCGGTAATTTTGCCGAGAATGCGTATAAGAACAGAATTGAACTGCTTAAAGAGGGACTGGTCGATAAAAAAGATGATGAGGATAGATACTTCGACGACGGTATGTTACCTTCCGCCAAACTGTGTCTGCTTTTAAAGTTTGCGCTTAATACCTTGTATAACATAAGCGGGACCATCAGCATGGTAGAAAAAAATTTAGAAATTATGCGGTCGCCTTTTACGGACTACCATCCCGCTGTTCGTGTGCTGCTCGCCTATCCTGATCATATTGTTATGGAAAGGTATGGCGAAGCCGCAAAGAATTATTTTCAAAGCAATCCAGGAACTTTGGAAATTGTTAAAAAAATGCAACTACCTGTAGATAAAATTTTATCATGGCAGAACAAGACCCAACAGCCTTAATCCAGCGATTGGTAGATGATAACCGTCCTTGGTTTGAAGGTTGTCTTATTGGCTACCTAGCTTTATCAAGAGCTTACTTTGATAAGGTAAAAAGCGTTTTGTGCGTGGATAAAGATTCTGGAGAATTTTATCCAGACTTTTCTACTGACATAGACAACGCAATTTACCAGGCCATCTGTAGCTTTTATAATGCTATGCAAAAAGCCGATTCTGTTAATAAAGAATTGTTTCGTGTTTATTTAGAGCAGATCGCCGGAGAAGGAACCTGGATTGGTATGGGTGAAGTCGACGCTGCTTTTCGGCGCGTGGTGGAATTTACAGAAGTACCCGTTGATCAACTCGAAACGTTGATGGACAACGGATACACCTACTGGTTAAAACGCCGTCGCACTGAAGATGTTATACGTCGTTCCGCCTTATCCAATTTATTACCAGAGCAACTAGCTGAAGAAGTTCGAGCGCATGTTAAAATTATCGAGCGTCAGAAAGAAAGCGATACTTATGAGTTCGGGCACGGAACCTTGTATCCACAACCCGAAGTTTTTCGTATTGGTACCGGGCTATCTGATTTAGATATTTGTATCGGTGGAGGTTTGGGGCAGGGCGAAGGAACTTTGTTTATCGGAGCGCAAGGCTCTGGAAAAACAATTATTGCTTGTCAGATTGCCGCCAATATTGCCGCCCATTCAAAGCATGTGCTTTTCATTACCACAGAGCAGCGTCACCGAGATTTGGAACTTCGTATTATATCCAATCGATGCAATGTTCCTTTTGATCGGATTAAAGATAACTTTCGTCCTGATAGGGACTTAAGTTCAGTGGAGTTTGAAAAATATTGTGTTTTAGTAGAACAATTAAGAGATTATTTACATTTTAAAGACTGGATGGAAGACCGGGCAAGATCGGTAATCACTGATCTTGATACGGAACTTGATAAAGTTGAAGACAAATACGGTAAGGTTGACTGCATCATATTGGACTGGATTGGCGGTGCTTTGGGTTCCGAAAGCGTGAAGAACCCTGAAGCTATTCGCCATATCTATCAAGCCACCGCAGACAAAATGGCAAGTATTGCCAGCGACCGTAATATGGTGTCCGTAAGTTTTGCGCAGGCTGCCATGGGGCTTTGCTACAACAAAAAACGTATCGACGCCACCATGCTCGCCGAGTGCAAAAACATGGGCCGAAATATGACAAATGTTATTGGGATTAGCGCACTTACCGAAAAAGAGTCTGATGACAAAGAAGCTATTTATTTAGTGAACCAAATCTTTTGGGTGTCTAAGGCACGAAAAGGCGAGAACAAGCAAATCAAGTTCAAAAGAGAATATCGTTATCAGCGTGTCAAATGTGAAAAAGATTAATAAAATAGTAATTATTAAAAATAATAAAAATAATAGTTTGTTTTAGTCCGATAAAGATGGATGGGTGGATTTTGAAAGCGCTACTATCTTTAGAGAAGGAGAAGAAAAATTTTTAATCTCCCCATAGAAGGTTCTTTGTTTGTATCATAGCTTTCCGAAGTAGTGTCTAAGTTGTTCGAAAACTATCGTAAGCTGTTGAAAACGATGGGTTTGTAAAAGTCAATTATTTTTAATAATTTAAACATTGCAAAAGTTTAATAGCGCAAATAATTACAAATATTTGTTTAATAATTTTGCGCCCATTTAAAAAATATTGACCGTGTAAGTATGTTCTACTAGGTTGCCCTACCCCAAGCGTATTGCATGCTTGGGTTAGGAAATCAATCCGAGTCGGAGACTTAAATTTTAATAAGCATCCGACCACTGCTAGATCAAGAAGAGACACCGGCTCCGATTAGATCGCAAAAGCAGGTATCAGAACAACCCGGTAGGAAATTGTTGAACGCATGAATACGAGCAGCGTAAAACCCACTTGCTCTCGTCGGTTATCTCACCGTCTTCAAAACCAAACCGATTACCCGGAATATAAGTGCCCTAAAGGCTACCATGTGGTCCATCGGGAAAAGCACGACAAGAAGAACCCATATACCGTCATTTCCAACAAACCCATCAATGACGATAACTTGTCGGCCGAAGCCCTCGGGGTATTAACTTATCTTATGTCAAAACCAGACAACTGGACGATATGGAAGTCTCAAATCGCCCATCGGTTTGGAATGGGGCGGCATAAGACAAACCGGATCTTCAAAGAACTGGAAGAGGCCGGGTATATGTTTGAGGAGCAATCTCGTCAAAGTTGGGGTGGGTATGACTTCTCCCGTAGGGTTCTTTTTGAAGCTAGCCAGCTTTTGGATAGCGCAAAAAACGACGATTCGTTTTCTAATGCCGTTGCTGAAAATCCGCATGCTGAAAATCCGCATGCTGAAAATCAGCACCTAGTAAGTAACCATGTTTCTGCAGAAAATACTGAAGAAAAAAAATCCCCCAAACCCCCTTTCTTCGCTGCGCTCGAAAGGGGGCCGGATTTTTCTTTTGTTGAACAAAAAGAGGACCCCAAAAAGGAAATCTTAGAAGAACCCAAAAAAGAAGAGATATGCGTTGTGGACCTCGAAGAAGATGAGATTGAAGCTTACTATCAACAAGGACGTGAAGAACTCATGGCCCGGTTTTGTCCCGGTTCTGAAAGCGAAGCAGGACAAGCCCGGTGGGCGGAAGAAGCCAAAAAGATTGTCCCGGTTGATGCCGAAGCTTTGGTCAAATCAGGGGCAGTCAAATTCCCGCTTCCTCCGGAGAATATCCCTGCTTCCCGGTATTGGTCTAGAGCAGGCATGATCCTTGCAATCCCGGAAGCAGAGCTTTTCCGTAAAGCTTCCTGTCATGACTGGGATTACCGATCCATGCGTATGTTCCTGCATTTGTGGAAGAAAGGAAAAATCAATCCGCCCCGAATTCGTCGTTGGGTACGTAGCCCTGAATTCCCGGAAGAGCCTCTGGTTCAGGTTCTTAGGAAGATTGAAAAAATCATGACAGGAGAAGACTATGTAGGTAACTTTAAGTTTTTTGTGTCCAATCTTAGAGACGATGTAGAAAGATTTTGCTTCCCGGATCGAGGCATTGTAAAAGAATCTTTGATCTGCATGGAAGATCTTAAAAAAGCAGGTATTTTTGGAGTTTCGGCGATTGGGCGTGCATGGTTAGTAGGTGTTTTGTGTCACAGGCTAGGAATGAAAGGAAAAGGAATACCTTGGAATCAAGATACGAAGGATATGTATTTAGAGTCTTATGCTTTGGACGCGATGGCTCAGTTTTCAGCGGATGAATTTGTAAGAGATTTATGGTTTGAAGCTCAGGACTTTTTAGGACTTACCGAGGAAGAAAAAGCTGATCTACCTAATATTATTAAAGGAATTATTAAAAACTTTGTTACCAATATTGAAAAAGAGGCTTATAAATTGGAGCAAGAAGAATGGCTGAGGAATCACAAGTTACTGAATCAGTGTTTGAATATGTTCCAGATCGAGTTAAGCGGCTTGCCGAAGCCTTAGCAAAGATTCATGGCCCAGCAAGAATAGCAAAGGAAAAACATGGTTACCAAATATATGTCGCTAGCCCGATTTGTCTCGAACGAGACGGCCGTAAAGAGTTGAGGTCCAGGCACTTGGCTGTTAATGCTGAAAGGTATTGTCTGATAGGTATGTATGCCAAATCAAAAGGCACACTTGATGCCGACAAGTCGGCTATGTGTATGAAGACTGGCAAGATTTACCGTGTGTCCGAGCTTCTGCGGATGCGCCCTATTCGAGAACGGGGTTTATCCATGGAAGCCGATGAGGCGTATGTGACTTTGCCGAAAAGGAAAGACAATGTGATGATTAAGGATGCCAACGGAAACATTATCCCGGATCACCCAGGACAAGTCGTTGGTGTTGAACATCTTGATGAAAACCACCCGGTTTGGGAGTTCTTGCATGATCGAGGATTTTACGATGGACAGCGTTTAGCGGATCACATGGGGGCTTCTTACTGTGAACAGGAAGCTCCAGAACAACGAGGAGGACATTATTACCGTCGTCTAGTTAATGGCTTTAAGGATACTCCCCAAGGGCGTTTGATTCTTTATGCGTATGTTGGAGGTGTGCAAGTTGGATGGCAGGCCCGATTGTTGGAGTTAGTCGTTGACGGAACTTATCATTTGGTATGGCATCCGTATAAGTCGGTATGGGAAGTCTATCGAGTGAAAGAAAATGGAAATTGGGTAATTCAACCCGATTTCTTACCCAAGAACGATAAAGAGGATGAATTGAAGTCAGCAAGTAAGTATAGGACTGCGGATGGTGCGCTTCGTAACAACATGCTTATGGGTTTTGATGCTTCCGTTAAATGGAATCAAGAGAACCGTGAACCCGGCCGACGTTTTGTTTTCTTGGCGGAAGGTCCGTTGGACGCCGCTAGGTTAGGTGTCCCAGCCGTGGCTTTCATGGGTAAATATTTGGCCCCTGAACAAGCTAAGTTGTTGACTTCTAACTTCGATACGATCATCTTTGTTCCCGACAATGACTCTGTAGGAAGGAAAGCAGTAAGTGATGTTACTAAGATGTTGGCAAGAGCTAGGAAAGTAATGGTATGTCCGACAGACGATAAATACAAAGACGCAGGTGAAATGCCACAAGACGTAGCAGATGACTTTGTTAATAAGATAATAGCTCGAATATGAGCGAAGAAAAATTAATAACCGAGGAAGCCGAAAGTTTACCGCCGGGTGTTGTGAAAGTCCCTCTTGTTGTGGGGACCACGCGACGCCATGACGGGACTCTTTTCGTGGCTGGGCAGGGTCCGATGCCCGCCGATGTTATGTTTATAAGTACGGCGCTTTTAGAAGAAGAAGCTGAGGAATACGCTGAGTCTTTTAGTGGGATTAAGATTAAATCTAAGCCTCGTTATCTAAAAGGCCCAGCGGGTACGATGTTCAAAGACTGTGCGTTGAGTAACGGTATTGATGTGGATCAATGTTATTATACGGCACTTATTAAATATCTTTTGCCAAGGGCTAGCCGCCTTAAGCCCACAAAGCAACAGCTGGCCGCCAGCATGCCTTGCCTTATTGAAGAAATCTCTAAAGTAAAGCCGAAGGTGATTGTGGCTTTGGGTAAGCATGTTTTTGACATGCTTTATCCGATGAAGCTGAAGCTTAGCGATATAGAATGCGGGTGGTTTTGGAGTAAGCGGTTTAACTGTCGCATATTCCCTATGCCTAATCCGGTTCAGTTGGTTCTGAAACCGGACTACCTAGAAAAGTTTCATGTGAACTTTAAGGAGCTCCGCAGGATGCTGCTGTCGCTTAAAGGCGTTGAAGTGGACACGGTTAAAACCAATTACCGGACGATTTACGACTCCAATGATCTACGATCTTTAGTGCAGCAACTTAAAGACGGTCAGTATTCGGTTATTTCCGTGGACTGTGAATGGTCTGGAAGAAATCATGTTGATGGGAAGCTGCGCAGCATTCAGCTATGTTGGGCCCCTGGCGAAGCTGCTTATGTGCGTTTCATGGATGCTCATAAGAATTACGTCTTTGACATTAGCTATAAAGAAGCTGGAGCTATACTAGGGGAATACCTTAATAAGCCTCATGTAAAATATGTCGGGCACCACATATCGGCCGATTTCCCTTGGATGTATCATGTTTTAGGTTTGGAATATTATAATAAATGTTTGATGGACACTGAGTTTGCTCAACAGTGTGTTGACGAATACGCAGGGCTTGGTTTGGAACGCTTGTCGGTTCAATACACAGATTGCGGGCGTTACGATTTGGATTTGATGCTTTGGTGTAAGGAAAATAAAAATTCTGAGGAAGATGGATATGGGCTTGTGCCTGATGAAATTATTATTCCGTATGCTTGTTATGACGTTGATGTTCCTTTTAGGGCTTACCCTATTTTGTTTGCCGAGTTAGAGAAGCAAGAGCTTTTAGATTATTATTATGACATTTTTCTTCCTTTTGTTACTAATGTTTTTACTGATTTTGCTTTATTCGGATTGCCAATAGACAAGAAAAAATTAGATGATTTAAGGTCTTTGTTTACTTATGTAAGAGATAGGTTGTCGGTTATTTTACAAAGAAAGGTTAAGCAAGAAGCAGAAATATTTTTAGTAAATTTTCTTAATGAAGTAAGTAATGGTAATGAGGAACAAGTGACGGACATTTTAAATGACTTGTTTGTAAATGATGTTGAAAAAGCTTTTAAGTCGGCTAAGCGTTTAGCAGGAGCAGATAAAGTTTCTAAGCTTTTGCCAATTTGGAATCATTACCTCGAGGCAGATAATTTTAATATTCGTTCTGGTCCAATGATGCGCAGGTGGCTTTTTGATGTTAAAGGTATGAAACCTGTTAAATCGACAGGTAATAAAGAACGAGGTACGCCGTCAATACCTTGGGAAAAAGTCGAGACTTTTCCGACCGATCGTCAAAAAGAATATACGCCCGCAACAGATAAACAAACGTTAACTATTTTAGCTGAGCAGTATCAAGATGATCTTTTGAAGTTGCTTTTGCAGCTCAATGCGGTTGGTAATCTTTGTAAGGCATTTTTGAAAGAAGCTGATGTTGATGAGGAAGGTAATTTAATTAAGGAAAATGGTATTCACTATTGGATTGCCAGTGACGGTAGAGTTCATTGTCAATATAGCGCTACAGAAACTGGTCGCCCAAGAACGTGGAAACCAAATTGCCTCAACTGGCCTAAATGGGTTAATGATTCAATCAACGCAGGTGTTAAAAGGGTTATTCAGACTGACTACGAAGAAGGCATACTTCCAAAAGAGTTTGAACGCTATAGGACTGAAAAGATACCTAGTCTTCGTTCTTGTGTAGCTGCCCCTGAAGGCTGGTGCATGGTAGAGTCGGACTACCAAACCGCTGAAATTCGCGGGTTGGCTTTCATATCCGGCGACGATAGACTTATTCGCATAATGACCGAACCAGACCCTCAGTTTGGGTTTGTGCTTCTCAAAGGTGATGATAAACCTACTATGGTTCGCCTCAATTACGCAGAGGACTGCGGTATTCCTAAGGAAGCACAAATACCTGATCTGATTATGGCTGTAGTTAAAGATGGTAAGGTTATTAGGAAAGTAAGTGAAAGTGAGTTACTAAGAAATGATGATGGAACTCTAAAGCATCCCAAGGCTGACCTTCACTGGTCGCTGGCCGAAATGACTTACGAAAAACCTCGTGAGCTCATGAACCCGGACAAGCATAGGAGCGCAGCCAAAGTGGGTAATTTCAGTTCCGCCTATGGTGCTACAGGCGCGACGTTGGAAAGAAAGATTGAAGCGGATACAGGTATCAAACCGGAAAAAGGAACTGGTGATAAGTTGTTGAAAGCTCTTGCTGAAAGGCAACCTATTGCGACTTCGTTTTTGTTGTCATTGGAGGAAGCTCCGATGGACCCAGGTTATTTACGTGCTGCCAGCGGTAGGGTTCGACATTTCAAAACTCACCCTGAATATGTTTCCGATAAAGTTAGCTATAAGCTAAAGAAAAGCCTACATAGCTCAATGGGCCGTGAAGCCCGTAACTTCTACTTTCAGGAATCAGTAGCCGCAACAGCCGCCCGAGCCGCTAATAAATTAAATGATTACTTTAGAGCTAATAATATGCAGGCTCGTGTAGGTATCGTTTTGTATGACTCTGTTGTTACATTCTGCCCTATGGAAGAAAGATTTAAGGTAGTCGAATTGCATCAGCGTTTCATGGTTGATGAAAATACATGGACTTACCACGGTCGGGAAATGTTCTACCCGATTGACACAGATTTGGTTTTCGCGTGGTCGTGGAAACCAACTAAAGAAGAAAAAGAAAAACTAAATAAAAGGAACTAATGACTAATATGAATACTACGAATCGCCCTCGTCTTATCGGGGGTTCTAAAGGTGACTCGATGATTGGAAGTAAAGGAGGAGGCTTGTTTGCTCCAGGTGTTCGAGTTGTTTATCCCAAACAAAACAGCGTACTGAGAGGTCGCGTCATGCCTGCGTTTAACGTCATGATGAATCAGGCAGATAGTTTGTATAAAACTTCGATTATGCCTTATCGGGATCGAAATGCTCCCGAACTCGATAAACAAACTCAAACTCCGGCGTTCACGCCGTTCTTTGTTAATATACAATCGCATCGTTTCTTCGGCGCTAAAGAGCGCTCGTTTTTGAGTCCGAGGACTTTGCAGATCATGGAAGGTGCCACAGCGGAGCAAACCGCTGACCCCTTGATTGATTTGTATAACGGAATCAAGCGAACCAAGGACGAAGATCTTATTAAGCTGTATCTCAAGAAAGCTGATGACAAGAAGAACTCTCGCCCGAAAGTTCCTCTGCCGAGCAAACAAGCTGTCATGAACTTTTATCATGAGGGCGAGAATGGTGCTTGGGAAACGTCGCTGTTGGTCTTAAGCCGTGGCGCTATGGACCATATGAAAGAACAGCTCGCTTGGCCCGTTCCTAGCGGTAAAACACCTCATGACCCGAATTGGCCTGAGTTCCTTTTTGGGGATATTACTGACCCTGAAAATGGCTTGTTGGCTACTGTTTCTCTCACCAAGCTGGAAAATATTAGCGCACACTGTCTGCACTTCTCTACGAAGAAGTATTCTTTGGATGGTGCTGTGGTCAAAAAGATTCCAGCTTCGGAATTAGCCAATCGGTATGACATTCTTTCACTGGATGTTCTGGTGATTCCTACGTATCAGCAAATCGTCGATATTATTGTTCAAGAAACTGATATCGATTTGGAACTCGTTAAACGATATTGCGGGCATGCCGCAAATGTTGGCAATCGTATTCATGGGCGTCCCACCAAGGATGACCAAGAATTAGAGGACGAAGATCTGGACGAGAGCCAAGATGATTTGGCTGATGATGCCGTGCCTGCGCAACAGAGTTATCCGACTCCCCCAGCGCCTCCGGCTCCTCCTGCGCCAGTGGCTCCTCCCGCCCCACCAGCTCCTTCTGTCGCACCTGCTGCTGAGGAGAAGTTTTGGGTTATTCACAGCGGAAGCCCAAACAGAACGCCTGTTCAGATGACCAAATCTGAATTGCAATCGATTGTGAACGATGGCCACAGTGCCGATGTCATGACGCTTGACCAAAAATCGGGCTGGAAAAAACCAGCTGATTTTGGGATTACTCCGGTAGCAGCCCAGCCTGCTCCTCCGGCTCCGCCAGCTGCCCCTGTTCCTCCAGCCCCTCCCGAAGCTCCTGCAGCTAATGCGGGGACGGTGACTGTGGTTACAGGAGGAGACCTGACTCCGGAAGAACTCGCTGAACTGGAGTCTTATAAAGCCCGCAATGCTGCGGCCGAAAAAGACCCAAGCCAGCGTCTCAAACCTAAAGAAACGGTTCGTATGGTTGCTTTGATGAATCGTTTGAACAAGAAATAAATTAATAATAAAACTGGTGGCCGGGGGTTTCAATCCCCCGGTCGCCTTTACTAAGAGCGCATATGCCTAGAGGAAGAAAAAAGAAAACTATTGATGTTAACCAGACTTCTCAAAAAGTAGCTCCTCCCGTTTTTGACATCTTTGCTATAGATGACGAGCTACTGCGAGATTCGCACAACGGTCTGGCCACATTACGAGCGCAAAAGAAAAACACGCCGCTTGGTTTAGCTTCTTTGTCGGACATTCGGCGAACTATGACGCCATGGCCGCATTTCGCTTGGGAATGGTTTACGGGAAATATGGGGCTTCCACAAGGTGTGATGGTGGACCTGATCGGTAAAGAGGGGATTGGCAAAACATCCCTGATACACTGGCTAATAGGTTCTTTCCTACGTGCAGGTTGCCCAGCTTATTATCAAGAGACTGAAAATAAGCCTCAGCATAGCTCTTGGGTTGGGCGTTGTATGACGACTGACCCAACTAAGGTTAAAGCGTATCTGGCTCGTGTAAAAACAGAGCAACACCCGCCTGCCAGTTTGTCGGAATCCCATCGAATGATTGAGGAATGGGTAACTTACATGCGAGGTAAAAGCCCTACGGCTCAGCCGCCTTTTGTGGTCCCTCCGGAAACGCCTATGTTTGTGGCTGTGGATACATGGTCCAAGCTGATGTCGCCTCAAGAGTTTGAAGCTTATTTCGGATATCTCAATCCGAACCTGAAGAAAAAGAAAGCAGGACCGGAGCGTGATATTGGTGACGTTAGCAACATGGGGCATGCTAAGTGGAACGCAGGCTGGTGTCGTGTGCTGCCCCATTTTATGAATTCAAATAACGTCAATCTGTTTGTGGCTCACCATCAGACCACAAAACAAGACTGGGGGCAGGCAGGTCCATTCAAGCTTCCCGAAAGCTATACCGATCTTCGTAATAAAACAAAGATTGGCGGAGCTGCTGGTGACCAGCTTGCGGCTATGCAGATTATCGCTGCCCCGTATCGAGAAATTAAAGACGACAGCGATATGAAAAAAGTTGTCGCCAAAACAGTTCGACTTAGGATGCACAAGAATTCTTACGGTCCTCCGGAAAGAATTATTGAAATGGATATTAAGTTTGAAGACCTCGACGACCGAGAAGATTACCAAGAATGTCCTGTGTCGTTTGATCGTTTTCTGGCTGAGAAGTTTGCTGAAAACGGTTGGCTCGGAACGACTATGCACGGAGGTAAATTCACCTCTGCTAAGTTAGGTGTGAAAAGCGCAACCGCTAAAGAGTTTTGCGACGCTTTTCACGCTAATACAGAGTTACGTAACTTTATGGGTAGGCAGCTTGGTATCCAAGGTTATACTTCCTTCGAGACCTTAGTCGAAGAAAGGAAGCAAAAAGAAGAACTCGCAAATGAAGAGGAGTCCTAGAAGTCTGTTGAACGCCCTAGCCCGGATTACCGGGCTAGGCGTCACTCGTATGGATGTGGATCAAGCCTTGGAGCTTATTGACTCCAGTATTGACCACCGTTCGTTTAGACCATTGAGCAAAATGGAGATTATATGGGAGCCTGGTAAGATTATAGCTAATTTGCTTTCTGATCAGAAGAAAGAAACCAGCTTGTTTACCAGATTCACAGAACGTGAATTGGCTGACTTTATAATTGCTGAAGATTTTTTATCTGGAGCGGATTCTTGGTTTTATGTTTTTGTTACTACAGAACTGTATCAGGTTTGTTCTTTATTGGAATGGGTAGAAGATTCTTCTTATACAATTGTTAAAACAATTCAAAACGGAGATGAAGGGCTGCTTTATATTGTTGCCTTGCCTTTAAAATCCCTTATTAAAAATGCGAAATGAAAAATCACAAAAATCAGTATCGGGTTGGATTGAAGTTTTGTTCAGAAAGAAAACTAGTCCTGTTTCTTCTATAAAAGGCCCTAAAGACATTCATCTCTCGGACTACATAATGCCTGGGAGTAAAATGCCTTTAACGGAATTTGAGTCGGCTATTGATATTTATGAATTTTATGCGTCTAATAAAGAATTAGCTGGCAGGTTTATAAAGGAGTTTGATATTGTAAATTTGGTTTTTTTATCGCCTAAGATTTGGATTAAAACGCTTATTCTCTTGGATCCTTATAGTGATATTTCTAAGAAATTCTATTTTTCAGGATCGGAAAAATTGGCGCATTGGGTACCTGATAGACTACCGTTATGTATGCAACCTTTGCAAATACCTTTAGGTCCATATTGTAAAACAATTAAATGAGTGTTCTTGATTACGACACTATTATAAAAAATAAAGTTGTTTGTTTAATATGCATTGGCAGTAACAGAGATGGAAAATTTGTTCATGCTGAATCTTTATTAGACATTTTAAATGATGATAAGTTAGAAGTTTGGTTCGTTTTTTCTGATAAAGATGTCGTAAAACTATGCCGAAAAGATTTTGGTAGTTTAATAAGTTTTTGTTTTGCGGTGCGTGATTTTTGTTTTGAAATACAAAGCTCTCGTGCTTTGGGTGTTGTCTTTGCTGCGATAGAACCTGATAAGCTATTTAGGACTATGATGTATTGGGCATATTTAGGAGATGGCAGCAACATTTGTGGTCATATTTTTATTCATGATGTTGTTAATATATTTTACGGGTCGCACGTTTATAGAATTCTGACTATGCAGGAAAGGTCTAATGCATTTAACGGATGCTTAAAACTTGGCTTAAAGAATCAAGAGTCTTTGACAGGAGATGAAAATATCGACAGTATTATCTCCTTGGTCATTAGATTTTTAAAACGTAGCGAAAAAGATGAGTAACAGAGAAAAAGTTTCTGTGAATGTTGCGCAGCTTAGCCTAGGTATGGCTAAGCTGCCAGCAGTTCTGCAACAGCTAGGATACCCTAGCTTGAGGTCCGGACAGGAGCCTGTTGTGACAAACATTTTGGGTGGGCGAGACACGCTTTGTATCTTGCCTACCTCTATGGGTAAAACCGCTTGTTTTGTTATCCCGACTCTTTGCTTGGATTGGCAGACTTTGGTGTTTTCGCCGCTGGTCGCTTTGATGAGAGACCAAGTGCAAAGCCTTGAAAGAAAAGGAGTTAGAGCCGGTCAAATGTCCAGCACTCAATCCGAAGCCGAAAACATGAGGGCTGTGCGTCAATGGATTTCCGGTGAGCTACAACTCCTCTATGTTGCCCCGGAGCGTTTTCGTAATGAAGCGTTTCAGGCAGCCATGAGGCAAAAAGCACCTGACATGGTTGTTGTTGATGAAGCGCATGTGTGCAGTCAGTGGTCGGATAACTTTCGGCACGACTATTGTTCTATTGGAGATTTTGTAGCTGAGAAGAATCCTAAGGTGGTGGCGGCTTTTACCGCAACGGCTCCGCAGGAAGTTGAGGATGACATCCGCCGTGTTTTTAATATGCATACGGCGGATCGTCTCATGTATTACCCTAGACGCTCCAACTTAGATCTTCGCAGCGCAGTTTATTCAGGAGAAATAGATTTAGTTAATAAAATTAGAGAAGTGGAAGGTAGTGTATTGGTTTACTGCGCTACAATTAAAGGCGTGGAAGAATTGGCCGCGCAGATTGCGCAAATGATGCCCGACGAAGAGATTTCTTTTTACCACGGTAAACTTGCTCCCGATGTTAAAAAGCACAACCAAGACCTTTTCATGTCGGACAAAGCTCGCATTATTGTGGCGACTAACGCATTCGGCATGGGTATTGACAAAAGCGATATCCGTGCCGTATTCCACTACGATTTTCCCGGCAGCATCGAGGCTTTGGCTCAAGAAGTTGGAAGAGCTGGGCGTGATGGTAAATACTCGATGTGTTTGACGTATTGGAGACAGAAAGCGCAAGACACTCAAGAATGGTTTATTAGGATTGGACATCCTTCAGAAGCTGATATGCGTAGGCTGTATATGAGCTTACGCAACATGGCTGATAATAATAATGTTGTTCGAACTTCTCATATGCAGCTTGCTGGTGCTTGCGGTTTACAGAAGGAATTGGTGAGCTCAGCTCTTACGATTTTTCGAGGTTCTAAGGTTATTGAAGGTTACAGAGATGATGAGAAATGCGCCCGTATTATTTACCATTTGCCCCCTAAGGAAGATCGACAAAAGAATCTGCAAATGGAGAAGGATCCAAGGTTTTATACATGGAAAAAGGTTATTGAGGAATTGGGAGTTGAATCTGCGGATAACGAGATTTCCGTTGACCTAGAAGCTTTGTCGGAGCGGTTGGATGTAACTGAACAAACTGTACGTAAGTACTTTAAGCAGTGGGATTTAGATAAATGGATAGAGTTTATTCCTCCTTTTCGAGGGACTATTGTTCGTATTATTAATGACTTAAGTGTTGTTGATTTTAAGCGTTTGAAAGAAAAGCACGAGCAGGCGAAGCAAAAACTGGTCGATGTTCAAAAGTATTTGAACTTGCCAAATTCAGCGAAGCACGCTTACTTGGAATCGTATTTTGGAGTTTCACGTAATGAAGATTAATGGCGTTGAAGAGTTGTTTCGCATTTTGTCGTCCTTGCCGCCGCCGAAAGGTCCAAAACCTCTGGTGCCAAATGAGTCTTTAGGAGTTGTAAGGTGCGCATGTGGCGAACCTAAGCCAATCTCAATGTTTAGCCCGGCTAGGAGCAAGCATATTGCGTATATAGATAATGTTTGCGAAGGTTGTAAGAATAACTTTAAGGATTTGGCAACTATTGTGTGTTGCTCGTGTAAACGTGTGGTAGCCAGACTTGCGCCACACAAAGATCCAAAAGGTTTCCGCTTTGAAAAAGGCGGGATTTATCACACGGACACTTGTGGTGGTACGTGTGCTTATGGAAAAGAAGATAAAGAACTAAAAGAAGGAGTTGTTCATCATGTTTCAGTTATACTGGAACAATGGATTGCTCATCAAAAAATAGACGGCAAACCATACGACGCTGCCGCCTTGTTTAAATTCAAACAGTCGTTTAAGGAGAATCAAAATGGATCTGACATCCAATAATGTGTTAAAGAAACCCACCCGTGTAGGAACTCGTATTCAAGCGCTTTCGGTTAAGCCGGTTGAAATTCGAGAAGAGCAGGACAAACTAGTTGGTAAAGTTGTATTTATTAATAAAGATAGTGCCGAAGTTCGCTACCCATGTACTCCAGCCGTACTAGCTCGGGTTCGTCCTTCCGCCACCTCTCCGGAGCGTTGGAACCTGCAGGTGGATAAAATGTTCTGGTTTTTGGTGGATGAAACTGGGACTGTTTTCGGTGCTGACATTTGCCCGGAAAATGCGTTTTCCAGAGGGGGCGAACCCGAAGATTTGAAAGGTGTTACTGAAATGATTATTTCATTCGATAAGAATGGAAATATTACAGTAACGCAACTTCCGGCACGTGTGGCTAATAATACTATCGTTGGTATTTTAAATGCCTTGGACGCAAAGGAGACTATTGCTCCGGGTGATTCTCTTAACGGACATGGCGAAGTGCTAAGCGTTGCTGGCAATACTATTCATGTTCGACCTAAATTTAATACTAATAAGAAGTAAGCAATAGATATTGTTTTGGTGTTATATATAATTGTGAACACCAACATATCTTGGTGGGCATGGCCTTTATTGACCTTGTTCACCGTGGTTTATGGGCTGCCCTTTCTTTGGGCAGCCCTTTGTTTGTTAATAAGTTTGTTACCTTTGTTGGCGTTGCTTGTTCCTGTTTGTTTCTTTCTTGGGGCACATAAAAATAAATAAACTATTATGAGCGACTGGACTGATGAATCTTTGACAAGTGGTTTTGAGTTTGATTTTGATGATGTTGCGCAGGATCAAAAAGATGTAGGTAATGGTTCCGAATACAGCAAAAGCACCGATCCTAGTCATGCTAGCCCGTTTCGTGTAGGTAGCGTAAAGTTTGAAGACGAACTAGCTGTCCCAAAATTGCCGCCTATTCGTTGCCGAGCTAAAACTGCTTGTCTTTACAGGTGGGATATAAATGTAAAAAATATAAAAATTGGTCCTGGTGAGTGTGCTGTAGTATGGAATAACAAGCTGGATCAAATTTCTCCAGCTTGGCTAGATCTGTCGGTAGGTATGATACATGCCTACGACGGTGTGTATAGGTTTGTCCCTGCTAAAAACTGGGACCCACGTTCGCTACCTTCGCTAGAAACATTGCGCAATGGCGAACATCCAAACGGAGATTTTCCGTTGGGTAATGTTGGGGGGTTACACCGTATATCAGCTAATCCAGTTCCTGGATTTCTTTTATACGGAGTATCCCTTGATGCGTCGCCCATGTTATGCGCAAGGCATACATTGACAGGTAATCAAATGGCAAAAGCTGTTAGCTTTGGAAAATGCCATTTTGATTGGGTAGCCCCACGTTTGTGGGTTGTTGAAGAAGGTGATGGAAATGTAAAGGATATTGTCAGTGGTAAAAATATGAAAATATTATTAGACCTACCATGTCCTATGTCCATATATGATTTTGAACAAGATATGGATGACAAAAACATGGCGGTTGAAATGTCCACTGCTGGGGACCTTTGGGGAAACCTTAGGGCAATTATGCGCCGCTATCCAAAAGCGTCTCTAGCTTTAGGAGGTATGCAAGAAATAGACTGGTTTGGGCTTGACGTTTCGGATAATTTTAAGTTCGGACAAGAAAATGCGTCTGCGCTTAATCAAATCCGATTAGCCGCAATGTATTAAGCCTAAACCTATGAAAACACGTGTAGGGCGTCCCCTATGCGTGTTTTTTAGCTATCATGTCCAAGCTTGCTCATGCGCTTTCGGTTATATAATATAAATTGTATGCCTAATAACGATAGCGATGATATTAAACCTCCTGGCGTAGAATTAATCGATCCTGAAGATTTTCCTGCTTGGCGGCGTCGTATTTACGATGCTGTGAAAGAGGAGATGCTTTCGGTCTTTCCGCAATCTTACGGTGGTGTCCGTATGGAATTGCATGACGTGGACTACGTTGACCCGGAAGACTATTCTTTACATGAACAAAAGAAAGCCCTACTGGAGGACAAATATTTGGCTCGTCGTTTGCGGGGAACAGTAAAGCTTTTTAAGGATGATGATAATACCCTCCTAGAAGAAAAGACGATGACTTTGATGCGTGTGCCCTATCTTACCGAGAGGGGCACAATTATCCACGGAGGCAACGAATATGCCGCAGCCCGGCAGACCCGATTGCTTCCAGGCATCTATACTCGTAAACAAGATAACGGACATTTGGAAGCACAAGTAAATCCTAAAAAAGGAACCGGACCGGATTTTCGAATATCCTTTGAACCTGATACGGCGCAATACCGTTTAAAAATTCAAAACTCCAATCTCCACCTTTATTCATTATTAAAAGATTTAGGAGTTCCAGATGACGCTTTGGCAACCTCTTGGGGGCCAGAAATACTCGATGCGAATAAGAATAAATATGATGCTCGAGTGTTTAATAAAGCTTACGAACGCCTTGTACCTAAAAAAATGCAAATTGCTGATGCGGACCATACTCAAAAGGCGCAGGCTATTAAAGAGGCTTTGGAGTCTGTTAAAGTTACAAAACGAGTGGTGCGCAAAACTCTCCCAAATGCTTTTGATTTGACGAAATCGGCCGAATGGCGCGCCCGTGCGCTTGGGCGTGAACTATTTGAAAAATATGCCGCTAATATCCCATTTGAACCCGATTTGAAACCGGAGGAAATGCAGGATATATATAATGCTTTGTATGCTGGTGTTGGTCCTCGGCTGGCCAGCATGGAGAAATGGCCTTCAAAATGGTTTGCTGAAGGTTCTGATCCTTTAGGTTGGGTTGAGTGGTATTTTAAATATAGTGATGGGCGTAGGCATGAAGACGACGCCAGACAAATTATGCGCTGGAAAAAATTTAAAGCTCGCCATGGCGCAGCTTTTGTAAAAAATCCTACGCCTCGACGTGCCTATGCTTTACGCGCTTGGGCAATTGATCCGTTAAAACTTTTACCCGAAGAAAAGAGGGAATCTTTTGCTAAGGAAATGGAGGACTACAAAGCTAAAAAAGAATCTGAATACATTATTAATAAAAACGCCTCCGATTCGATTTTTGGTGGAAGTAACAGGTCTTCGATTGATAAAGCCGATCTTCAGCTCATTGCCCAATTTTTAAATAAAGAACATCAAGCAGGTATTGATTTAAATGCGACATACTCTGAGTTAGCAGAGGCGATTGAAAATTTTTTAAGAACGCAAGGTGGTCTTAATCCAGAACTTCTTAATGCAGCGCTAAACTCTCCGGTTATTAAAAAAGCATCTGTTTATTCTCCTGAAGAAGTAGTGCATGAAGCTGGTATTTTGGTTCTTGAAAAGCTAGCTCGCTACGGCGCAGGTGTTTTATTTAAACAACCTAATGGAAAATATCTTCTACAAGAAGAACTACCGGACAAATGGACTCCTGAGGAAAAAGTTGGCAAGCTGCGTCCAGCAGGCGGCAATAAATCGAAGTCGGATGCCAATTTAAAGGAAACGATTGTTCGAGAAATTGAAGAAGAGTTCGGATTAGATCCGGAAAAAACCAAAGATAAGATTCGTTTATTAGGCTATATAAGAAATGGAGAGTTTGCAGGATCGGCTCTTTTTGAGATGGTGGATCACGGTTTAAAACCGGGGATTTATCAGGCCACTAATAGTAAGCATGAAAAAATTAAGCTGGTGGAAGCTGATTTGGATGATCCAAGGTATATTGGAGTTAAACCAGAGCAGTTGCGTAGATTTGCTAAAAAAGAGCATCGCATAGTTGAAACTAAAGACGGTAACCAAGAAGTTGTTAAGTCTGCTTCGGAGTCTGTTTGGGTTTGCCCGCACTGTGGAACAGAGCTTGATGAGCATTCATGCGTGTTTTTGGATGAACATGAGATACAACATGAAAAATGTGGTGGTGTCGTAGCTACCCCCAATTTGGAAGATGATGAAGATTATAAAAAGGAAGAAAAAAGAAAAGAACGTAATTTGCTTGCGGCTAGCGCATTGGCAGGAATTGGTGGGGCGGGATTGATTTATGCAACTAAAAATCCTTATGGTGATTTAGGTAAAGAATCGCCAGGAGTTGAAAAATTTCTTATTTCGTCCAACTCTTTTCCAGATGAGTGGAGTCCTGATTTCCAGCCTAAACCTTTTTTGAATGACTATCTGATGTATGGTTCGGCAGCTATGCGAGCTAAGTATTACGACATGGATGTTATTGACTATGTTAAAAAACTTAGACAGGGCATAGCCCAAATGAAACCTGATTCGCAATGGGGGTGGAAAGACTCAAAAGTTCCTATTCCTAAAGCTATTGCTGATTACTTAGATCCAAATGATCCGCTTAATCGTAAGTATATTGAGTTCGATAACAAAGGTAGGATTTCAAAAGCTGAAGATTCTGCTTTGCATTATCTTGCTTTTCGAGCTGGATCAATTCCTGGGTACTTACAGTTATGGCATGAAAACGGTGCAGACATAACAACTCTTAATAAAAAAATTAAGGAATGGAAATCTACGTTGGCTAACCCTAATGACGATAACTTAAATGACAATTTTTATTTCGCTTTTGATGATTATGTAGCCAAGACGGATCCAAAATTTTTCAAATATAAACAAACCATGGATGCATCTATTGGAAAAGATGCAAGATCGGCGGCTAAAGTTTACGCAGGTCTTGGCAGTTTTGCCAGAAACGCTATTACAAGTTTTCCAAGAACTGTAGGCTGGACTTTGGCGGCTGCTGGAGCTGGTGGTCTTGGTTATTGGCTTTGGCAAAAATGGAAAAAGAAAAGAGCTAGGAAAAAGGAAAGCGAGCACTCCGAAGATGTCATTCCTGCCAGTGAGGTTATTGGGGACGAAATTGTTGGAGAAGTTAAGATGGCCAGCACTTTACAAGGGGTTGACATTTACAATAGAATTGTGGACGCTAAAACGGATCTCAAACCTATTGTGGAATCTTTATCGAAGCGTAAGGAATTCAGAGAAGTTCCTTACCCAGGGTTTGTGGTTCGAATGGCGCTTAGAGACAAACTGCGAAACTGGAATTCCGACACCAACTCTGAGTTAAAAGATCAAATAAAACAGTATCAGCATAAAGATAAATTAATTAATATGCTGTCAGCCAACGCCGATGCGTTTGAAAAATAATGAGCATGACCATTGAAGAGATTCAGAAGCTTTTAATAAAGGCAGGTACTGTTAAACAGCCTGTTCGGGCGATTCCTACTAAAAGCTTTCCAGACGACGATGACGATGAGTTTACGTCGGTCGGTCTAAATGGGGTGCTGGCGGCTACAGAAAAGTTATTAGCAGTTAACCGTGGTTTGATTCCTACAGACAGTCGGGATAGTTTGAGGTTTAAGTCATTTCATAGCCCTCCTGATTTAATTAGAGAACGCATTCGGCTTGATGCTAATAAAACACGACTGTCTATTTTAAGAAGAGTGGCCAAAACAAAATCCCTTAAAGCGGTTAACCCTTACGCTTTCGATAATTACACAGAGGGTTTTATTATTAATAACCCATTGGTGACTCCCCTCGAAGAAATTAACCCTATGCATTTAGTTGAACAGGCTAGGAGGTTCACTCAAATGGGACCGGGAGGGTTGGGTTCTACTGAAGTCATTACAGAGGAGGCTCAATCTTTAAGCCCTTCTCAGTTTGGTTTTTACGACACTATCGCAGGGCCGGAGTCTGAAAAAATAGGCATCGATACCCGACTAGCTTGGGGGACAAAAATAGGTTCAGATAAAAACATTTACAGCAGATTCTACGACCGACGGAAAAAGAAATACGTTTGGCTTAATCCTGATCAAGTTGCCGACTTGACGATGAAATTGCCTGATTGACGTATTTTTAATTTTGATTACTATAATAACTTATGAAAATTAAAGTTCGTAATATTAGTCAAATTAAACGAGTTTTTGGTTTCGATAAGAAGCAAGTTTTTGAACTTGGTGTCGGCGTAACTGCTGGCGTCGAACCCAACGAAGAGTCATTAAAAAACATTGAAAGGTTTAAAACTGCTGGGCTTATTGCCGTTGAGGACGCAGAAGCTAAACAAGAAGTTGTCGAAGCTGCCCCAGTTATTCCTGAGCGTAAGCCTCATGATCCTATTTCTGATTTGAAGTCGGATAAAAAGTCATACGCTAATAAAAATGAGTCTAAGCGAAAGAAGGATAAAAATGTTGAACTGCCAGCTGAACCTGAAAAAATAGAAGCTTCAGTTGACAGCCCCGAGCTTGTCGTTGATAATCAAAATTGAAAATCTAAACCAAAAACAAACGGAGAAATATCATGAGTGAACCCACTCTCGAATCTATTCATAAAATGCGCGAAGCTGGTTTTACCGCTTATTGGGCTGGTGTCAAAAATGCTTCGCCTGAAACTGTCCAAACCAAGCTGGCGAGCTATCGCAAACAGCTGGGGAATATTTACGTTAAATCGGCGGCTTTTATTGACGCTGTGACTGGAAATAATCAGTCCCAAAAATAAGACTTTTAAAATTAAAACGGCCAAGCTGGAAAATATCCAGTTTGGCCGTTTTAAATAGCATCGCAAAACTCATTGCTGAACAGGCTTTGAGGCTTTTGCGTATGTAAGCTAAGCGCCTATTTTATAGGCGTTTAGTTATATAGCACTATAAGCCTTCTGTATAAAAGAAGGCGTTTTAAACTTATGCCAAAGCTTTCAGAAGACGAAATTTCTGAGCAGCTGTCAGCTTTGATAAGTGCTGGTGAATTAACTCGTCAGGATATTGTAAACTTAACTGCCAAATCAGGAGTTGCGCCTCGCGCTATTCGTGATTGGCTGGATGGTAAATCAGGCGCGCGGGTGCCAAAAACGCTGCAAACTTTTTGTGAAGATCTGAATGATCTTAATAAGCGTGTTCGAGTAAGACGATGGGTCGGGCCTTGCCTTAAATTAAGTGCAGTGGGTTTATGGGTGTACGAAATGTGGGAATCCTTAGGGTGGTCGGCGATTTACGCTTTGACTAAAGAAAACGGTAAGCTGCGGTGTATAGTGACAGCAAAGCATGAGAACAAAAAGGTTAACGTTACTCAAGATATTGCATCCACAGACGCTCAAGGTATTTATTTGATTACGACTTTTTACGCTAATGGGGTCGTTTTATCTTGTTTTTTAGATTGTAGAAATCCAGTCTTGGGCGTAAAGGTTCTGCAGGATTACTTTTTTAACATTAAAGGAGATGATTCCAATGGATTACGAAGAAGAAGCACATGTGATACCTCGTGGCGTCCCGCCGCTCTCTCGCACATTGAAAGAGCAGGCGCTGTCGAAGTTTGTAAATGGCACGACAGCCCTTCCGCCATCCACTCCAGAGTTATCAGAGGACAACCGCCATCAGGATGCTCAAGTAGAGGAAAACGAAGTACCTAAGCAGACCAGACCAAAGGTTTATAAACGGTCCGAAGAAAATGATGACGTTTTGTCTAGCGCGCTAGGTTCGGCCGGTACTGTTACAATTTCCAATGAGTATTTGAGTATTACGTTCCGGTCAGAAGCTATAAGCGTTAATGAAAGTAGCTTAGGTTTTTTGATGAAAACTAAGAATTTAAAAATAGAACCCAAGAACGGCTCCGAGTTTACAATTAAAATCGGAGACGCCACTTACCCGGCTCTTTACGCTGGTGGGTTTTTTACTTTTCCTCGTAGTGAATATAGCTTACTTTCTTTTATGAGGATACTAGCATGATTAAAAATGCTGTTGTTAAAATAGGAAAAACCCCAGCCATTCAAGGAGGGGTTTCGGAAGATTATATTGAAGGAGAAGCCTCCTTGTCTCATGCTCCTGTTAAATCTTTATTAAAGGTTGCAAAAACTTTGGACGTTTCGAATAAAAAGGATAAAAAATGAGTGGTATTGCCAATCAATACAATTTCGATTTTGAGCGCATTGTAGGCAGTAGGAAATTCGCTGATCCTTTTTTGATGCATTCTAGTGAAACGTTTCCTTTGCAGTTGGAAACGGCGATGGATTTTTGCTTGTTCCTTTTCTTCCTTAACCCTGAGTATCGGCAAGCTTCAATGCGTGTTATAGCGCATTTCATGACCGATTTGGAATTTGGTAAAGAAGGTTCCATTGAGGAGCAGAATGACACTTATGATTTTTTAAAAGACACTTTAGACATAATGGGGGCTCTTCGATCTTTAGGTGAAGATTGGGCTGCTTACGGTAATGGCTTTGCGAGAATCGCATTTCCTTTTAATCGTTTGCTTAGAGATAGGAGGGATGGGCGCATAAAAGATTGGGATATTGGAATGTTCGGGAACCATGCTTCATTCAATTTACAGACGATGAAGTACACCGTTCCGGACCCGGTTGAAATGTCCAGAGGTGTTCCTATACACCAAGCAAAAAAAGTTGAATTTGATTTTTACGATAGAAAGAGTTTGGACCGTTCTCGTATTAGTATCGTTCGTATTGACCCTCGGTACGTTACACTCCAGCACAGCATGCGTAACGGCGTCACTCGAGTAATCGAGACTTTCCCGCCTGATTTTGTAGCTTCTATTAAGAGAGGCGATATGTGGCAAGTCGATGCCACTCCTAGAGCGGTTTTAGAAGCCATTCGCAACAATGAAGACTTTTTATACAATGCGGATGAAGTTTTTCATTATAAAGCTCCTACAGTTATGGGAGTTTCTAATAACGGATGGGGGCTGCCTGAAACAATCGCCAATTACAGATTACTCCATCAGTTACAAGTTTACCGTAAAATTGATGAAGCTGTCGGGCTTGACTATTTAATGCCTTTCCGTCTTTTTACGCCAAATATCAGCGACAACATCGGCAGCAATGTGCAGAATCTTTTGATGTCTCAATGGACGAGCAAGATTAGCAGCATGATCAAAGCTCGTCGGGCTGACCCGTTTGCAATGCACGCCATGCCTTTCCCTGTGACTTATCAAGAGTTTGGTGGCGAAGGTAAACGTCTGGTGCTTAAGGACTTAATCGAATACAGCACAAACAACATGTTGGACGCCATGGGGTACCCAGCGGAACTTTACCGGGGTTCTTTACAAGTGGCGCAAATCCCGACAACTCTGCGGCTGTTCGAAAACACATTCCATTTTATTCCGCACAATAACAATAAGTTTGTTCGTTGGGTCGCCACTCGTGTTCAGGACTATCTCGGGCTCCCCCGTATTATTCCTGTTCTCGAACGTCCATCTTTGGCAGACGATATGGAAGAAAGATCGATTTACCTTCAGATGGCTGCTGGCGGAGAGATCACCCGGAAAAAAGCTTACAAGCCTTGGGGTATTGTCGATCCGGTGGCCGAAGCTATCGAGCGTCAGCGCGAAGACTTGGAAATTCAAAAAGAGGTTTCCAAACTGCAAGCCGATGCGCAACGAGAAGCGCAAGTCGGCTCAGGAAACGATCTTGCGGCAGCTCAGCAAGCGGAGCAGCAGGCAGCGCAACAAGCTGCCGCTCAACAGGGCGGGGCCATGCCTGGCGGTCTTCCGATGGGTGGTCTCAGCGGAAACGGTGGTCCCGTTACTCCCCTTACCATACAACGCGAGGCTCAGGAATATGCCATGCAACTGGAAGGTATGGACATCGGTCCGAGACGGCGCATGCTCGATCAGATCCGGGCTTCCAATCCGGTGCTCCATGCGGCCGTTATGCAGGAGCTCAGGAATTTAAGGGCCAGTAACGAAGCCGCTGGTAGAGAGCAGGGAAGAGCACAGCTTAGACAACAACAATAAAATAAATTAGTAATTTTATTAATTCCACGCATTAAAACTCATGCTTGTCGTTGTGGCTATTTAGACATAAAGTTTAAGAATGTCACAAGCAAAAGAACCTGAGATTGTTCGAGTAGTCCGATCAATCCAAAAAGCTTCTTTGGTCAAGTCGCCCGATTTTTCGGCGAATGACCCTAAAGGTCTTCCTGTGATGCGTGGTAACGAAGACCACACAGACCCGGAATACCCTACCCGTTCAACTTGTCCAGAAAAACCCCTTTGGCAGGCTTGTGACACTATTGCCGGTTCTGGAGGAGGGCTTCCTTTATGACATTTAATAATAATGTTAATAGTATGCCTGGGGTGAACCCTCCTGGAGCAAAAACTTGGCAGCAGCTTTTGGCTGAGGACCCTAGATTTAAAGCTAATAATCCTTTAGCCGCTATTCAATACAGCTCATATCCTTTTCAATACGAAAATGATTCTGTATATAGAGCAGGGCGTACAACTCGAGAAGGTTTAAAGAGTTTTATAAGGAACTCTAAAATTCACGACGCTATCAACCAAGGACCTATTCCCGGAGCTTTGCTTGTCGGAGCTTTAGCTGCCGCTGCTGGAGGGTTAGGTGGATCTTTGGCTAATGTCGGTCTTAATGCGTATAGCAAAGTTACCGGAGATCGTAAAAAACGTATAGACGCTGTTAAAATGGCTTTAATGCTGGGTTTACTTGGAGCTGGTGTTGGTGCTTATAGTGGTTGGATGAATAAATCCATGAACGAGTCCATGAGCAAATCTTCTGGTTTTCGAAATTCTGCTAACTGGCGTGATAATGATCCTTACCAGATTATCATGGAAGCTTTGCGGGATTCCAGAACGCTTTCTTTTAACGAGCAAGCTCAATTAATGAGGGGTGTTTCTCAATTGTCGCCAACGCAGGCAGCTGCTTTAGCGCGTCAAATTAAAACAGCAGCCGGTGCAGCAATTGGTGCTCTTGTGGCAAGATTTTTGGCTGGAGCTGGATTAGGAGGAATGGTTTTGGGTGGATTAATTGGAGGGACTCTGGCTAAATCATTAATGGTCCGAAGAGATTCTTTTGGACGAGCTTATTAAACATGGAGATACTATGGACAATATAAAAATATTAATGGAACGAGTGACTGCTGCTGCTCATGGCTGTTCTGTAAAAGAATATGAAATGATTAAAGGCGCAGCAGAAGAATTCGAGTCTTCCGGAACTTTCGAACAAGCTCAATGGGGAAGAGCTGTTTCGAAAATTGCCAGTGAAATTTTGAAAGCCGGAGGGTATGAAAATTCTCAAGCTTTTATAATTTATGACAAGCTTTCTAAAGCTCCTGAATGGTGTGACGGTTACAATCAATTCGTTGAGATTGCGGAAGAATCTTTAGGTAAAGCAGTTATTAAATCTGCTGCTTTTAGTCCCGCAGTGGCGGCGGTTGCTTCTAAAGCTGCCCTTACCCCCGAAGCTCTTCGTTGGTTAATTGGTTTATCCGCAGCTGGTGGCGCTGGCTTAGGTAGCTTGGCTTGGCTTATGAGGAGAGACAGCCGAGAAAACGATGAAGAAATCGAAGCTCTTGAGGAAAAAAGAAAATATTACAATCAGCTTGCCGCAGACATTAAAAGCAGATTGGACGATAAAGCTGAATCTATTTTGAATGAGTAGTATGGACGAAAATTTAAACAAAATAGAGGATTTTATCGATCAACCTGCGGTGGTTAATGGGCACGGTGTACCTTCGCAACGTCGATTAGTGCCTAAAGCCATTGAAGCTAATACCAGTAAAGAAGAGTCGCAAGATTTTGTCCCTATTTCAGAAAGCAACATAGATGAAGAATATAGCGACACTCCTTCTATAGTGGATCAGTTTGAAAAAAAGCCAGACTCTTGTTTACCGGGGGCGCCTCGATGTAAAATTTTTAAGTTAAATGGCGATGGGCAAGGTGAGATGGCTTATGATAAATTTATGGCGGATACGGTTCCTTTAGGCGCGCCTAAAATTGTTGTAGTTTCTGAAAGCGAACAATTTTACGAAGGTTCTTGGATTGTCAAAGTTGTTTACTTTCCTGTAAGATATAAGAAATTGGTACCAATTAAGGAGAATAGAAAATGAATGATCGTGATAAACAAATTTTGAAAAAATTTATTTTAGGAGGCGCTTCCATTGGCGCAGGCACAGCTTTGGTTACTTCTCTTTTAAACTATATGGGCCGTTTAAAAGACCGCACTAAAGAGGACTCCAGCCAAGATGATGAAACTCTTTATATCGATGTTCCTGTCCAAAAAGAAGCGAGTGTTTTAAACACTGGGGCGGCAATGGCAGCAGGCGCTTTAGCGACTATGGGCAGCTACGCTTTGGTGAGACGCCTATACAAGGAAATGCTTAAAAGAGAGTTACAGAAAGAAGTCGATGAAGCGCAGCAAATTCATTTGCAAGCTCTTCAAGAAGAAGCCGAAAAAGAATATAAAAAGTCAGCGGCCGTCCAACAACCTGCAGGAAAACCTCTTGGCGTTTTAGAAACTGTAACTTCAATTCCGGTGGCCAGTGCTTTACTTTTAGCCCTTGCTTCTGGTGCCTTGACCAACCACATGTTGGACAAGACTTTTCCTGCTATTGAGAAACCTAAGTTTAAACGCCCTCGTCGCATTGTTCTGCGTGAAGTTCAAGTTAATAAAAAAGATGATGAGCAGTCTGATGAGCTAGCAGCGACAGAAACCAATCCATACGCAAATACTCCTATGGAGGAGCAAAAGAAAGTTGCTACTTTTGTTGGTGACGAACTCGACGGCATGGATTATGTGGCAAACATCGTCATGAGCCAGCCCGGCTTTGAGCGTAAATCGGAATTGTCTGATCTTGTAGGCGCAGTTGCTTCTGGCAGGGCTAATGAATTTTTTAAGGTGGCTCATGAACTTGGACATGCCGCAGCTTTTTCAGTTATTAAAGGCGCTTCGGATGTGCTTAATGATAATAATCGTGTCATGGCGATTGCTGCTACTTTACGTTCTCCTTTAGTTGGTCCTATAGCCCAAGCTATGGTGGCAGCAGAAGCTTTCGATATGTTCCCCAACCATTGTAAGATGGCTCGGCATTTTGATGAAACTGAAGAGCGTGCTTTATTTGCACTTGCTTGCTGGGCTGGGGCTTGTTTGAAATCGGCAGCTGTTAAATCTGTTGGTGCTGTCGAAAAAATTGATCCTGCTTTATTAGAAGAAATAAAGAAAATTATAGAAACATCCGATCTGCCCGACAGATTTGAGCAGGAAAGTATTAATAAAAATGAGTCAAAGAATGAAGAAGGCTCAGAAGACTCAGAAGATCTTGATTATGACGATGTTATTGACATAGTCATGAGCGGCAAAGAATAGTAAGATATTTTGCATGGCTAAGATGTCTGAATTTCCTATTCATGTGCAGCGTCTTATTATGGAAAAAATGGCGGAAGAAGACGCTGCTGCGAATATTAAAAAACAGACGCTTAATAAAACTAGAGAACATAAATACAATGTAGCCGCTGTCGAAGACCGCACGAAAAACGGAATTGTTTTTTCGTCAAAGCGGGAAATGAAGTTTTATGAATTGATCCGTTCGACCGTCCCTTCTGGCGTGGTTATTGATTTGCAGCCAAAGTTTTTGTTACAGGAAGCTTGTGTAGCAGATAAGCAAAAATACCGACCAATATATTATATTGGCGATTTTCTTCTTAATGGAAAACGAGGGGACGATCCTTCGGCTCCTTTGGGAGAACGTGAGTATGTTATAGATGTTAAAGGTATGGAAACTGATGTGTTTAGGCTTAAGGAAAAAATGTTTGCTAAACGCTACGGGAGAAAAATACATAAGGTTAAAACTGAGAAGCAATTGGTTGAACTTCTTAAACTTATTTATGGAGATAGAGTTAATAAAAAATGAAACTTTACGAAGTGTACAAAAAACCAAGTTGGGGTTGGTTTATTAGAAAAAAGAATAAAACATGAAATTCAAAAAGTACGCCGAACTGACCCGATCAACAGCTTCCCCGGAAGAGTTTATTAATAACAATACTAATAAAACTCTTGGTTGGCCTGATCTATTACACGGTGTTCTTGGTATCGTTTCTGATACTAAAGAATTAGGGGAAGCGATTGAGATTAAGTCTGGTAAAAGTATATCGGAAGAAGCAGGCGATTGCTTTTGGTTTATTGCTTGCTGTTCTTATGGTTTAGCCAAATCAATGGGCGGCGCTCATACTTATGAGGCCGTCTTTGAGGACATCATAGAAAGTTCTCTTAATTATGTTTTAAAAAATCAAAATATTAATAACTATAAGGATGTTAATAGTTTGTTTCGAGATTTGCTTTATGCTGCTGCTGATCTAGCGGATCAGGCCAAAGCTACAATGGCATACGGAAAAGCCGAGCATGAGAAAAGATGTTTGGATAGTTTGAAAAAATACACGATTGCCTTAATTGCTTTGTTGGACAAAGTAAGACAAGGCGGCCAAAAATCTTTACCCGATGTAATAAGTGATTTGTTGACTTGGAACTTGGTTAAGCTGCAAAAGCGGTTTGGCGATAAATTTAGTCCTGAAGCTAGAGAAATCATTAATAAAGAAAATGAGCTTTCTCATATGTCTGCCATAAGCGACTAATCAATGTTTGGTCCCGCCTTTGTTGTTCGTGTAGTCAGTTAATTTCGAATTGGTTGATGTTTTACGTTTTTTTAAAAAAAATAAACTTATTAAAATTAATAAATACTATGTCCACTTCTCAAGTCGCCCTTAGAAAACAAGATCAGTCATTAACAATTGAAGAAATCAAACAGTTTGCTCCGGCAGTCTTTACCGACCGTCCGCATCCTTGTACAAGTAGTAAGTATTCTTTTATTCCTACAAGTGCTTTGTTGGAACCGTTACGTGACATGCATTATGTTCCTGTTGAAGTTCGAGTTCGTAGAACTAATAAAGCTGATCACAAAGGCTTTGAAACCCACGCTTTGCGATTCCGATCGGAAAAAGATGTGGCAGCGATTCCTTCTGCTACGGTTCAAGAATTGATTATTTTTAATAGCCATGACTCGACTTCGAGTTTTAAAGTCATGTCAGGGTTTTTCCGAGTTATTTGCTCCAATGGTCTTGTTGTTCCAACTAATGAAGGTTCAAATGATAACTTTAAACTGCGTCATGTAGATTTGCAGCTTGATGCGGCTATTCAGCTAGTCTGTCAAGCGGCGGAAAAAAGTAAAAAAGTTTTTGAAGCAGTGGATAGGTTCAAAAGTTTCAACATGACCCCTGTTGAAATTAATAACTTTGCCGCTGAAGCTATTAAACTTCGCTGGCCTGATAAACCAAATAACGACTTGATTCCTCATGTGATTGAGCCAAGACGAAACGAGGACGTAGGCAACAGCTTGTGGAAAGTGTTTAACCGAGTGCAGGAAAATCTTATTAAAGGTATTCCTGGTGTTATTCGAGAAAACGGGCGTAAGATCCGAGTGCGTCCCATTAAAAGTATTATTAATGACTTGGATATAAATAAAGGTCTTTGGAACCTAGCAGAAACGTTCTTGGCTAATTCTAGCCAATATAGAAACTAATTTGCAAACAACTGAATGACTAAATCCCCGCCCGTATTAAAATGCGGGCGGGGTATTTTTAAATAATACGACAAATAACTATTTTTAAAATAATATGGCAAACAACTATTTAACATCGTCGTCTTTTCTCGAAATTCCTAAAGATGTGGACAGAGAAAAAATAAAAAGTGTTATTAATAATGTCATAGGAGAGCTTGAAAATAATCCAGACGAAGGTTATTGCGGTTGTGAAGTAGAAGTTGAGCCAAATGGTATATGGTTCTACTACAGCGAAAGTATTAATCCAGACCACGTGGAAATCATTGCTCGTGCCGTTATTAATGAATTTAAAATAGATAAGCCTTTCTATTGTTCATGGGCTTATACGTGCGACAAGCCGAGAATCGACGAGTTTGGCGGTGGTGCTTTTGTTATTAAAAGAGGATTTAAAACTTTGTGGATCGATGCTCTTACTTATGTTCAAGATCAATGCGAAAAAGGTCTGTTAACTCCTGAATAATATTATTAATAATGGATGCAATAGGCATCCTTTTTGTGCTATATAATTTTGATAAGGATGTTAAGACTAAAACCTTAACATCTTTAATTTGACTTGCTATTACTTGCGTTGAGTAAGGCAGTCATAAACTTAACATTCAAAAGGAGATATTGTATGGACTTAGAAATGCGTCTGGCGATTGCCGCATTTATCGCAGGAATGGGTAGCGCGCTGGCTATTATCATCCATTCAATTTGTGAAATATTTAGGAATAAGAAGTAAAACTTCTTATTTCTATAATTAACGTTTGCTTTGGAACCAATATGGTTTAAATGGTTTTTACACCTTCCAAAGCATACGTTTTAAAAGCTTATGGTTTATTAAATCATAAGCTTTATTTTTAATTATTAAATCGTTTTTAAACGTCTTTTTGTATTTGCGTTTGTTCCTTTAAATATTATCGGCAAAACGATTATAAAAACTAATTTAAATGAGCCCATCTAATATAATAAAAATTATCAAACGTTGTTATGAAAAAAGGCAAGCGGTAATGATTTGGGGACCTCCGGGAGTCGGAAAGTCTTCTATTGTTTACCAAGCATTTGTGAATGATATGAAGATTGACCTTCGTGAATTGAGGCTCCTTTATTATGATCCTGTTGACTTGCGAGGATGTTTTTATGTTGTTGACGGAAAAGCTGCTTGGCTCCCACCTTCTTTTTTACCTACAGAAGGACAAGGGGTTATATTTCTGGATGAGCTTCCGGCGGCTCCTAGAACCGTTCAAACTGCAGCCTACCAGCTTGCTCATGATCGAGCAATTGCTGATTACAAATTACCGGATGGCTGGTCGGTAATTGCTGCTGGTAATGGAACTTCTGATAAAGCCGTTTCAAACGCAATGCCTTCCCCGCTTGTCAGCCGGTTTCTCCATCTTGATCTTACTGTAAGCTCTGAAGACTGGTTGAACTGGGCTTTGACTGCGGGAATTCACCCTTTAATAATAGCTTTTATTAAGGTAAGGCCAGAGTTGCTGTATGATTTTGACCCTAAAGATTGGATCCAAAATAGCCCTTATGCGTCACCTCGTACGTGGGAATATCTTTCACGGTTCATGCCTTCTGAAAATGAGCAAAATGTTTTGAACCTTATTGATATTGACGTTATTCGAGGTTTTATCGGGGATGCCGCAGGAACAGAGTTTTACGCCTTTGTTAAAAACACGCAAGACATCCCTACGGCTGAAGAAATCATTGCCAGCCCGAAAAAAGCAAAAATTCCTACAACCCCAGCCGGTAAGTATGCGGTTGTGGCCGCTTTGGCCAAAAAGGCTACTGTCGAAAACATCGGTAAAATTATTAGTTATCTAGAAAGGTTGGATAAAGAGTTTGAAATCTGCGGATTTAGAGATGCTTGTCGTTTGAACAATGACCTTATTAAAACTGAAGAGTATAGTAAATGGGCTGTCAAGAATATGCATGCCATTTCTTGATTAAAAACACGGGCGCTCTTGCAATCACAAGAGCGCCTTTTTTATATGACTGAGCAATCAACGAAACAAGAAAACAGGATTAAAAAACTTCGTCTGAAAATTATTCTGAGTGATCCGTTTTTTGGTGCGCTGCTTATGAGGCTACCAATGATCGAAGATCCCAATATCCCGACTTTTTGTACAAATGGTAAGTATATTAAATATAACCCTTGCTTTAGTGAGTCGATTTCAGATGAAGAATTGTCAGCCGTTTTAGTGCATGAGGTTATGCACTGCGCTTTGGGTCATTCTTTTCGCAGGAATAACCGGCATACGTTT